ACTCTGTTATTAGCAGAAGAAGAGGGTGCTTGTAAGCTGAAAGACCCACCACCTGATGCTGCGTTTAGTTTAATCTTTGCTGTCATGGTTTAGGATATTTGTCTTTTGTAACTTTGATAGTAGCTTTCCAAGCATCTATACCATTATTATAGATGTCGTCTAACTGGTCAACAATAGAAGGATATTCTGCTCTTCTTTTAGATTTGTAACTATCATTTTCTAAATCCCATGCTGTTTGTAATGCTGTTAGTCCAGTTGTACAATCACTTTCAGTTGGTTTTGAACCGCCATCATGCACTATTAAGTTTGCATAGATTTTATTTTTTGAATCAGACCACCCAAACCATGCACCTGTTCTAACAGTTACTAGATAATCTTCTATTTGATCTGGTCTGCCATCTCTTCTCATTATGTATCTCCTAATTTAATAAAGGTAAAAGAGTTTTCGTTATAACCAGTATTGCCAAGATATAAAACGCTGCTTCTATTTGTATAAGCTTCAAATTTTACTTTATGAGTAGATGTGTTTGTTACATCAAAAAGAAAATGAGCGATTGCATTGCTTATATTGTAATCTGCCGCAAAAGTAGCAAATCCATCGGCAGCAAGAGCATAACTACTATTATCTGTAGTAACTTCTATCTGTAAGTTAGCATATCTATTATCTCCAGAATTTCTTTTAAAAGACATTATTGCAATAACTTGGTAAATCCCAGTTGAAGGAAAAGTAAAAATTCCACTTGATTCAGTCATACCTGAACCAATTTGGCCATGACTATTAGTATCTCCTCTTTCCCAGTTTGCAGTAAATCCTGTTGTTCCATCTGTAGTTAAAGTTCCACCAGAATTTACTCTCCATTGATCTGCCATCGCTAATCCACCAGAACTTATGCCAGTTCCAGAGATACCGCTGTTTGTAATAGATATTCTTTCAACACCACCAGTTGAAAACTTGATAGTGTCAGCAGAAGGGAATGTTATACCAGTATTACTATCCGTTCCAGTTACAGCAGGGGCAGATACGCTTCCATCAACCCCAGAAATACCAGTAGTGCCGTTAATGTTTAAAGCCATAATTAAAGAATAACAAGAATTGCACCAGATGGCACAGTAATAGTAACACCCGAGTTAATTGTAGGACTTACTGTGTGTGCGTTTTTTCCAGAAGTTAACGTATATGATGTCGTTACATTTGTGTCCGACTCGAAAAACACCTCATCGCCGCCCGCGCCAGTTGCTCCCGCCCCGCCACCTACAGCAGCGAAAGCCGAGCCGTTATAAATTTCTGCTGAACCTAAAGTACTGTTAAATCTTAGCTCGCCTGTTGCGGGACTCCCCGGACGTTGCGCCGTTGTACCAACTGGTATTTTCAACGCGCCTGTATAGTTATGAACAACAGAACCAGTAAAAGTAGCGCCAGCTAGAGGGGCTAAACCAAAGTTTGTTGTACCTACCGGGCCAACAGTTACATATCCATTATTTGCTGCATTTCTTATCTTTAAATTTCCATCAGAAGTATCAACGTGCCATTGGTACGCATAGTTAGTTGTCAACGCACCAGAATTACTATTGTTTGAAGCAATCGCTTGCAAAACATTATTCAAGTCGGCTCTCACAGCCGAGCCAGTTCCGTTATCAATTACAAAATCATGTTGGGCCATGGCGTTTAGGTTCCTTTACCAAATCCTACCGCTTGATAGTTGAAATTTCTATCTATACTAACATTTGATGAATTTTTAAAGTGTACTGTGAAGCCACTCGTAGAAATATTTGACAAAACGAAATAATCTCCAGAAGCCATATTACTTGCTGTTATGCCTACGCTTGGCAAGCTGCTATTGTTGCCACCAAGTACAGAAGTTCCTGTAAAAAATGGAGAATCAAAAGTTACATTTTTTGCCGCTGCTCCTGATGCTATTTCTGTGTTGCTTTGCTCTGTTCTTCTTTGGAATGAAGCAGTATAACCCAACTGAGTTACTTTAATGTCTTGCGCTGGGTCGTTTGAATTTAAAACAGCACGAAATTGAAACCCCCTACCTTTAAAAGTACCATTAGCAAATTTTCTAAAATCTGTATAAGTTGGCGAGCCAGAGCCGGGATTATCTGAAGTAGTTCGTACAAATAGTTCTGCGTTGACGTCTACGGCTTCTGTACCATCAAAGCTAGTCCAAGTATCAAGGTTTGCTGTCCTCGAATCAAAAAGATCAGAGGGGTAAAAACCTTCAGTTAAAAAATGTCGTTTTAAATCTAAGCTGAATACTGCGCCTAAGTCTAGAGTGTCTTTAAAATCATAAGTACCATTGGAAACAATCCCTCCAAAATCATCTAAAGAACCTACTAGGTCAAAATCAGTTATTTGATCGAAATTACCTCCGCCAACAAGATTTAAGCTGTTTGTGACCGCATCAAAAGCTACATTGTTTAACGTACCTTGATATTTTGGATTATCTAAATCTTCCCTGCGAGTTTGGCTAACCAAAACACCTTGAGTATCAGGTAAATCAACAATTACTGAAGTCTCTCCAGCGCTGAAACGACCTCCATCATCTTGAAATTTTAATATATATTCTCCTTCAATTATTGGTACAACAGCAGAGGTAGTATTTCCAGCAAGCCCCGGTATAAGATCAACTGCATTGGTAAAAGTACCGCTACCATTGGTTAAAGTACTATGACGTACATAAACACGCCCACCATGAATTACGTCAACATCTGTTGATAAATCCCAGTTAAGGCGAATATTTTTAGAATCGACAGGCTCAAAAGTTAAATTTTGTACATTACCCGGTACAGCAGTTTTTCCAACAGCATTAAAAGTTGTGTCGGCTGAAGTAGCACTAATTTCTAAAGCAGCATTATAACTGAAAACTTGTATTTCATAAGCACCGGCTTCAGTATTTAAAATTTCATAGTCAGGTCTTGAAACAGTTTGACTTGTATAGTTTCCATTACTAAAACGATAATTTACTTGATATTGCGTGACGCCAAGAATAGGCTGCCAGCTTATAATTAATTTTGCTACAGCTTGATTGTTAATTTCAACAATTTTTTCAGAAACTGTTAAAGCGTTGGGGGGTTCTGACGGTTGATTTAAAACAGAAACCGTACGATCAGGTAAAGATATATTTTCTTCAATAAAACTGTATTTTTCGTTAACGTAAGAAAGTGCGGTAATTGTGTAATTTATTCCATCATTTTCTTGAACATCTACTACCCTAAATTTTTGGGCTAAAACTGTTGTATCTTGTACAAGCCAAACTGTATTTACGTTTGGTGTCGTTGACAATGCACTTTCTAAAGTAATAACAGCACCAGAAACACCAGTAATATTTTTTGTTTCAACCGTACCATCAGGCATTATTACGCTCATTGTTGGGCTGTTGGTTGTTGGTAAATCTGTAGCTGAAGTGTCGTCTACTGTAATTTGTGTTGTAGTTGCGGCGTTTACCCTGCCTGATCTTCTAACGCCCGCCCTAACTGGGTCATTTATTTCTATTACGCTTCCGGGTCTAACAACAACCCCAGAATCTATTGAAGTATTGAAGTTCACAACTTCACTTTCATTATTTTCGCTAAAAAGTATTGCCCTCCCGAATCTGTTGGCCTGACCCCGAGAAGTACAAGCAAATGCCCTTACTTGTTTTACAACGGTTCCTATTTTATTTATTAATGAGCTATCTTCAACCACTTCATAATCAATGTCCTGTGAATCCATGTTGTAATAAGCCACAGAAACAACGCTATGTCTTGTTTTTAAGCTACTGCCAGAATACTTAAACCCTTCCTCGTCTACATTTGCCAAGCTAAAAAGGTAACTTGCATCAGTTGGTTTATCTTGAGTTATGGTAATCGTACCAGCCGACCAAATCGGCATACAGCGCATAACCCCGGCCAGTTCATTGATAAGATCGAAAGCCTCATTAGAGTTCTGAATATTTACGTTGCATGAAAACCTTGCTTCTTGTCCTGATCTACCATTATTGACCAAAGTATTTGAAAATTTTGAAGCCTCTACGAAAGAAAATAAATCTAAATTACCATCAACAATATGATCGCCAAAACCATAACGTGTGTTTGTGATTAGGTCCAATAATATAAGAGCCGGGCAACTTGTCCATTGTGCAGCACCCATAGTGCCGTTAAAAATATAGTTTGCGGGGTAAACTACTCTTCCAGTAGCAAGATCAACAGTTGGCGTTCCAGAGCCGCCAGCACCAGCACCCGGAATCCTTACCTTAATTCCTCTCAATCTAAATTTTCGTCTTGGTATTGAACTAAACTGCTGAGAATCTAGTCTCAATGAAAGATATGCAGAGTTTGCATAAACTTGTTTGTCGTCTATTATTTCAGCAAAACTTGTCCATTGAAAAGCGTTTATTAAACTTGAACTTGTTGAATCTGCCGTAACTCGGACAACTCTTATGTCAACAGGAAAACTACCAGTTAAATTAATTCTGTATTCTTTTTGGTAAGCGTCTGCCGTACGTCCTGTGATGGTATCTGAAATAATGTCTGAAAATCCACCGCTGTTGTATTGAACTTGTATCTTCAAATCAACCGATGAACCCAGCAAATCGCCTTTGTCTGTTGCTTCTTGTATTTGAGGAAAAGTAATAATTATCTTGGCTGCGTCAACGTCACTATTTGTTAATGATCTTGTTACTGGACTAGCGGCGGTAACACTTACTCCAACCGCTGTTATTGATTCACTAGATTCAATACCACTTATCGCTGCTTGATTTGATGTACCAAAACGTGCGTCAAAACCTACATCTTGAAAATTAAAATCAGTTGTAGCTGGACTAGTTGAATTAGCAGTCGATTTTAATATTGGGGTATCGTTTAAAAATATATCTTTTTTAAAAGCGTTGTTATATGCAGCGGTTCCCTTTGTAAGACCCTCTTTGGAAGCACTAGCAGAACCCTCTATTTCGCCTTCAGAAACTAGGTCTAGCAAAGTAGCAAACTGCTTGCTGTGTAGCGTGTCTGGAGTTCTTGTTGGTTGTGGTGGCGTTGGTGGCGGCGGTGGCCCTCCAGCGCCTCTAATAGTTTTTTTTGTCATGCTGAAACTTGGTGTGTATCAACACCCGCAGAAATTATAACTGAACCAGTAAAAATTTCCCCATATACCAATGGCACAGGAGTACCAGCCCTGCTAGTATTTTGCGTTCCACTAAACCCAAAAGAAATTCTAGGGTCATTAGGCGATGAAAATTCTGGCATTTTTGGCTTAGGAAATAACATATCTGAAACACCACCAAGAACCATTGCAGCACCAACAGCACTTGTTAAAGTACCAATACCGGTTAATATTCCACCCTTAACAGCAGCCGCGCCGCCTAAACCATAAGTACCAAACATACCAGCCCCGGGAAAAAGGAACGAGGCTCCAATTAACGCCGCACCAGTTAAAATTCTTCCCATGTTTCCACCTGCACCAGTAACAATAGGAACAATATGAACAGTTGATTTTCCAATAGGGTCATTTATTTGTGTCTCGTCTATTTGGTCTTGATTAATTAAAACTTTATAGGTGTTATCGGCCATGTGTTTTTCAAGCTCTGGAAAGTTAGTTACTAGAAATCTCATTGTTTGGCCTACGCTGTTAACGTGCGCTTCTAGTTCTTCGTGACCTAAAAATTCTTTTAAAGGCCCATAAAATTTAATTTTCTTCAACATAACGTAGCCTTTTACCAGTACATTTTAGCAGCCATTCTGAATATGGCTCTCTTGAACTCAGCCTATCGGCCAAATGATGTAAAACTTCTCCTCCTAAAAAGATTGCAACATGATTTAATCCGGGGTGCAATATCGACATAAATAATAGATCTCCTTTTTGTAATTTTTCATCAAATCTGAGTTCTCGAAAACCTGTACGCCAAGCGCAACTTTCAAACATGGGATTTTCCAAAAATTTTTCTGGTGTAATTGGTCTTTGCCAATCTCTGAGTTCTATATTTTTTTCTTCTTTGTACCAATCCCTCACGAGACTCCAACAATCTGTAACGCCCCAACACCAAGGCCGACCAACTAGAGGGGCTTTATATCCACTCGGTTCACAATAACCCCATAACTCAGTTTTTGGATTCACAATATGCCATGGAATCCCACTATCTTCACAACTAATCTTATCTGCTTCGCTGGGGGCTGGGGGGGTACTTGGGTGTGAATGCACTATCGCAACGATTTCTCCCGCGTTGTCGGCCTTTACATAATCAACCGGGTCTAAAATAAAACATTGTTGCTGCGTCATTGATAAATTACCACAGGGAAAATATGTTTTTTTTCCTTTTTTTATAATCAACAAACCTACACTTTCTTTTGGGTCTTGCTCTTTTGCGTGTTCTAATGCCGCAACTTTCCAATCCATTATCCAGTAACCAAACCGATTGAAGGAAACTCAGCCCGGGTACATTGTCTTTTCGGCGCTCTAACACCAGCCATATCACTTGGTGCAGCCAATTCAAAACTTACAACCTCTCTATTTTCTGCTGCTTTTCTGTCTATTTGAAATATTTCTCTTGCGTATTCCGCTGTTGGGTCAGGCGTTCCAAGTGGGTTCAACTGTTGTGTCGTTGTTGTTGTTGTCTGTTGTGTTGTGGTATTTGGATTATTCATTGTGATCGTATTACCCATTCCATTACCATGAACGGTGCAATAATATCTCAAATCGCTTGGTGCTGATGGGTAAGCTGGCTGATAAGTTACCGTTGCTCCTGAGTTTCCAGCGGTTCCAGAAACAGTTGTTGTTTGCGCCCCGCCAGCATCAGATTTAATGGCTAAAGGGTGGCCGCTGTTTGAACTATGTGATTGATCGAAAATGTAAGTAGAACCGCGTTTCATTGTCAATACTGGGTTATTACTGCCGTTGATTGCAAAAATATTGGAGCCACTCACATTAACCACCGTTACCGTATAAGTAACTGTTTCTGCGTCCGCTGGGTCAGCAATAGTTTCTGTGGTTGTGGTTGTAGTAACTGTAGGTTCAAAGTTGATAGCGTCCAAAAATTTTGCCTGTGTTCTAATTCTTGTAAAAGTCGCGCCAGTTAAATCATTGCCAACAGTTGTACCATTCACATTCAAAAGTATTGCTGTGATTGTTCCCAAAGCGTTACTAACTGTAAATGTAGGGCGTGGAATCTGACCGCGTTTGTATGCAAATCCTTCTGCTTCAACTGGAAATCTTAAATACTCATTACCAGCCCAGACAATTTTTCCATTCGCGTTAAGACTCGAACCGGCGTGAAATCTATAAGTCGTAGCTGAACCATGTAGCGTTGCATCAGTTGTTATTGTAAAAAGTTCAATCACAGCACTAGGATTGACGTTCTGTAAATCGCTAATAATACCTGCGGTACTCAAGGCTCAAACACCTCCCGAAATGTGGTATTTATTCTAGCTCTGTTTTTATAAGGAATAGTTTTTGTCCAACTATCACAAACAAATTTTTGACTTGATGACTCGCCCGGTGCTGTGAAATCAAAACTAGCGTTATCGGTTGCCCTTGCGTCTAAAAAAGTTTCTATTGTGTCTGAATCTGTCTCGCTGACTTCAAAAGTAAGTGTATAAATTTTTGGGTTTTTATGTTGCGCTAGACCAAATGTAATTCTATGCTCATATCCGTCAGCAAACTCAATAACTTTTTTTACCGGGGAACTACGTTTTACAACGCCGTATTGCGGATTGATCGAGGGAAAAGTAGCCATTATGCTAACAAACCTCCGGGCCTTTGCTGTCTTATTAGTTCTGATTGTATAGCAGAAGCTAGAACTCTGCCAAAGTCTCCCGCCCTTTGGTCGTCTCCTTGTACGTTTGACCCGCTTGCATCTACATTAACTACGATACTTGCACCACCTCCGATGTTTGGGCTAACCATACCGCTAGAACTTGGTGTAAATATCTCCGGGCCTCTTTCTCCCACTAAATAACTAGAACCTCTCAAAGCTGCGCCACCATTAGCGCTACGACCACTTAAACTAAAGAACTCTCCAATACCACCCCCTAAGCTCCCGAGGAAAGCATTAACACCATATTGAATCAAAGACCTCTGTATCTGCCCAAAGACTGCTGAGGCGACCTCTCCAAGTGTTTTAGTACCATTTATTGCACCTTCGATTGCGTTGACCAATCCATTTCTTATTGCCATTGACATATCTGTATAAAGTTGTGTTAATTCTGCGACCTGATCGTACTCCTTACCGCTTTCGCTTAATATTTGCTCAATTAATGAAAGTCTTTCTTTGGTTGGGTCTACTTGTTTTGTAACTTCTGCTGTTATACCTTCTTCCGCTTTAAGTTCTTGCATTTTTAATTCAATTCTTGTAATTAAATCCATTGCAAGCCCTTGTATGTTCTCTGCCTGTTCTGTATTTGGGCCGCCGGGTCTAGTCCGTGTAGTTTGATTTTGTATTCTTTGTACCAACTTGTTCATTCTTTCAAGTTGTTTTACATCGTTTATACCCTCTGGACTAAATCCAGTTAAGGCATTTTCGAATCTATCTAATGCCCCTGACTCCATTCCAAAGGTCATTTGTGTCCCACCTAGTGCCAGTTGCCTTGCACCTTCTCCCATATTGAGGTCTTGCATAAGTGCAATGGCTTCTGAAAATTTAGAAACTATTTCTCCAACCGTCCCTAAAATGTCTTTTAACGCCGGGCCAAGCGCTTTGTCCAAAATCCTAACCAAATTACCAATTTGTTTGACAAGGTTACTGAATTGCTGTGATAACGTGCCTTGAAATTCATTCGTGGCGTCTAAAGCAACACCAGAAGAATTAGCTTGATTAATCAAATTTTCGTTAAATTTCACAAGATCATCGTTTATTAATGGGAATACAGCCTTCATGGCTTCTACACTTCCAAACAATTTTGCTAATTGTTCAGTTGTTGCTCCACTATTTGCTATTTGTGCCAATATCCCTTCGAAACCTTTTGACTCTAAAGCCGCTGCATTAAATTCTATGCCTAGTTTTTTGGCAATTTTTTCTGCTTCCCCTGTAGGTTTTAATATTGATACGATTGCTTGATTTAATCCTGTAAAAGTCTGTTCAACTGGGACACCTTGCGCTGTAATTGTAGCTATAGCAGCGTTTAATTCATCAATACTTATACCCGCCGCTGAAGCCGTAGGTGCGATTCTACCTATCTGCCTTGCATATTGGTCAACAATTATTTTACCGTCATTTTGTGTTTGTATAAATCCATCTACTATCTTTGCAGCCTTGTCTGATTCCAAACCGAAAGCATTCAAAACACTTGTAACAGCATCAGAAACAGTACCAAGCTCGGACATTCCACCAACAGCACCTAAAGCTGAAGCCTCAAGTACTTGTGAAGCCTCTGCTGCGTCTGTAAAACCCGCTGAAGCTACGTCATAACTTGCGGCTAATAATTCGGTTTGTGAATACGCACCTTCTAGACTATTGCTCAAATGTAAAAGATTATTTGAAAGTACATCAACATCAACCCCTAAAGTTTTTACCGCTGTTCTTGCCTGCTCTGCCTCATTAAACCCTTTGAAATAATTCCGGACACCAGCCGCTACCAGTAAACCACCGGTTAAAAATCCAAACGCCTGACGTAAACCGCCAACCGATTTTGTTAATTGGTTTGATGCTCCTTGAGCCTGACGTAATCCACGAACTGCCTGTTGTGAATTAACTCTCAGGTCAATATTTGAAATAGCCACAAAGTTTTCCTAACGTGTGCGGGACTTTGATTCCTCAATGTGCCGTTTTTCTCTTTCCGACTTCAGTTCAAAGTAAGCAGCGTAGAATAAAAATTCTTTGTCTGTTATACGATTCCGAAGTTCGCCAACGGTCATTCCTAGCTCGCAAGATAAGAAAAACTCAAAGTTGAGCCAACTATCTTGCTCTAGGCGTTTTTTACTTCGCCCAATTCTGGAGCGGGGTCCATTCCGAACAAGAATAATTCAAGTTCGTTTAATACTTTTTCTGGTAGCTCGCGTTGTAGTTTTGGTGCATCAGCTAAAGCAAAAGCCTTTGAACCATCTTCCAATTCGGCTAACATACAAAGTATTCGGGTGCTGATCGCCAACGCATCTGTGCTATTTGTAGCTGAGTTTGCAGCGATTCTGTCTGACCTTGTGAGTGGTCTGAAATATAAGTCGACTACTTTTTTACCGGCGTCATTTTTCAATTCAAACTTTCGTCTTTCTTGAATATTGAACTCAGTAGTTAAAAGGTCAACGGTGCGAGGATTTGTGGACATAAATTAAACAGCAAGTGTAATAGCACCATTAGCGGTAAAGTTCACGGTTAGAACTTCTAAATCGCCAACAGCAGCCCCCATATCAGCAGAGGTAACAATACCAGAAAAACTGACTTTCTTTGCGCCAGACGTATCAAGAAATAATTCAAATTGTGCGTCGCCGGCGTCCTCTGCAACAATAACATCATCAATTAAGTTTGCTGTTTCGTTACCATCTGCGGCTGTATAAAGAAGCTCAACGCTCCCGGTAGCAGAAATCAATCCACCAACGTATGCTCTAGAAGTGTCGCCATGATCGGTACATTCAAGAATCTCTTTGTTTACGGTAAGTGACCAGTTTCTAGTACTAACAACAGCTTCAGTTGTACCTGAGCCATTTTTAAAATTAACTGATCCTTCCTCTCCACGAAAAAAAGCCATAATAAATAAGAAAGGGTGTGTTAGCTACATATTAACTCTTTGAATCAGAGTTAACAGTAGTAGTTTTGTTTTTTTGCTGTGATCGCTGATAAGATTCACAGCGGGGGTCCCATAGTGCTGGGTTGCGCTTGCCTTTTACCTTTTCGATAATGTCAAGCATTTCTTCTGTAATTTCGGTCATAAGTCCTCGTATGCTTCAAAGGTCATTCTAAGTTGTGTTTGAAAAAAACCTTCTGGCTCTGGGTTTGCAACTGGGGTAGGGCCATTAACAGGGTCAAAAACCACACCCGAAACGACCTGTCGATTGTACAAGTCGCGAATACGTTTTCCAATTACATAATTAGCTCCCGCGCCAATGCTTTGTCCAGTAAATATATTGATTGTAACAGCACCCACAACCTTGTTATTACTATCGCTAGTACCGCCAAGACTTAAATATTCTCCCTCGCCAAAACTAAACAGACATTGGACAAAAGAATCTCCGGGGGTAGGTGTATAACTTTGGTTGTAAAAAACTACAGGAACGGCGGGGCTACTTGCAAGTTCTGTATTCAATCTACTTTCGATAACGCCTCTAACTGTGTTCAAGTCTATTGCAGCCATTATGTTCTCCTCAATATTTTTTGATATTCTTGTACCGACCAATCCTCAAGTTCTTTTGCAATCTTATCTACCCAAGGTCCAGATTGTTGGTCGCTTCCAGTTCTTCCGATTGCCTTCCATGAAGCGGGTACGCCCTGACCTGTCCCAGAAAGCGCCTCAGCGTACGGCAAATTGTTGTGTATATGATAAACATTCCCAATCTTTTCAGCAAACCCAGCGGGATAGTTTGACCCTTTTGGTGGTGTAACCCCTTTTGAAAAACCTCCGTCTATATTTGGCTTGCCGTCGGGTGCGTTCTCTCCAATCTGCCAATCAGAACGAAATCTACCGGTATCTACCGGGCTACCCATTTTTGCCCTTGCATCTGCTTCTAAAACAACGGCCCTTAAAAGTTGATTTATTTGGAACTCCATGTGTCCACCTATTCTTTCTGGGGGAATAATCATCATGTTCTTAAATAAAGCTCATAGGACAAAACACTAGCACCACTACGGAATGTTTTGATTCTGACAATTTGGTGTACTTTGCTATCAATTACAACACGATCTTTTGTTGTTGGCGTGTAAGCCAAGGCATCAGCAGCAACAGTACATTTTAGGTCTGCGGCTTGTACTAGGTCGTTAACTTCTCTGTCATTCACATCTTGCAAAACTGCTTTTACTGCTGTATCGGCGGTTGTTTCGCTAATGACTCCAGTTGAAGCGTTATAACTTCCCGGTGTTACTTTTCTTACCGTCACGCTTGTACCAACGCCCGGTATTTCGGCAACTTTGTCAATTACTTTTTGTAGGGCTGCTGCAAATGACGGCATTATATTAAATAAGCAATGACAGTACCACTATCCAGCTTGACGCTTGTTATCACGCCTTCTATTGCTGTATTGGATTTAAATTGAAGTCCAGTTAAATCTCCTGTGATATTTTCGGCAACCAAAGTATTAATGACTGAATCTTGCAACGCTTTGATGCAACCGAAACGGCCAGTATGTGCGGCTGTATCGTTGATAATTTTTGCAGCGGGATAGTAGCTCATTAGATTAACTCCTTTTTAGTGAAATGTTACCCGGTCCGCTAATTCGCAGCCCAGTAAAATACCGCTCGAACATCGGCGGTACTCTATCAGCGCCAACAGCGCCAAATTTGTCTGGTTCAACGGCAACTCCGCCAACCCCAACTCTTTTATAATCCTCTAAACCTGATAAACCTAAACCATCTTTGTTGTTATTAAGATATACAGCCAATTCAACTTGTGCTTCTTGAACTTCTGGGGGTATTTCGGTTTCTGTATAATAATCTGTGGTTATACGATAAGGGAACCCAGTTGTATAAGTACTTGTAAATGTATCTGGTTTTCTTACACCTTGTCTGGGCCATTGCAAAGCCTGTGTACTTGCTGCTTTTGCGCCAAGAAATCTTTCACGGTCAATACGTTTTGTAGCGCTTACCAACGCCCTGTTTTTATTGTCATCGGTTGAACTATCCCACGCTGCGGCGTCAGTACCTAAAACAAGACCCTCAATCAAAGAGTTTGCGGCAGCTAATGTCAGATAGCTATTTGCTGTAGCGCTTCCTACTGTTGCTACTATTGTTATCGCCATTTACTTTTGGTAGTTTGGTCTTTTTTTTTGCTTTTGGGGGAACTGAGGCCACTTTTGCGGCCTCCTGTTCTCTTAAACGCCTAAATGCGAATATCCCCATTAACCAGCTTTTAGAATCTGGTAATTAAGTACAATCGCTTCTGATAAAGAACCCCCAGATACGTTTGCAACTGTGATCTTGAAAGACCCAGCAGCAATACTATTTGCTTGAACTAAATAAGAACCGGCTGTACCAGCGCTCGCGTGATTAACCACAACTACATCACTTGCAGTAATTTCAGAGTTTGTAACTGTGAAAGATACTTCAGCGGCAGCGGCTAATGCAGCGTTGTTCAAAGTGACAACTCCAGCAACTTTGTTAAGAGTTACAGCAGTCCCTTTGTTTGTGGCCTGAGTGACAGAACCTGTCTGGTCAGAACCTACACCGAGGGCGGCCCCGGCTGTTGCTTCAAATACTGATGGCATAATTAATTACCTCTAGTCTTGAGTAGATACGTTAGTAGATCTAACGATACCAATGTTCTTTGTGTCGTAAACTTTCGACCAGTTAGCTACGGTTCCTAGAACAGTTCTGTTTGGATTTGTTGTTGTAACAGCCCACTTAGACCCTACTGGGTGGTAGCAGTAATGTAAGTCAACAGCCATTGCGTCAGACTTCGCCAAAATGTCTCTGTCTGTCTCTGTTGTTAGACCTGCCTGCTCGCCACTTGCTACAGCGCCGGGTGTAAAGAAATATGTTGAATACTCTGTTGATGAAGCAGAACCAGTTGTTGAAACATCGTCTGATACGATCACGCGTAAACCGCAATATGTTGGAACTGTGTCGTTTCCACCGCCGTATGCTGGGGCAATAGTACCACCAGATGCAGTTGCAGAACCACCATTTCCGTCACTTGCAAGAACATAGTCAACCATTTTTCTCTCAACGAGATCATAGTAGACCTTGCTATGCATACAAACTACTGAAAGTTTGTCGCCTTGATCTCCAAGGATTGATCTAGCTTTAGCAACGTGTTTTGGACTAAGCCCTGTTGGTGTGTCGCTACTTTCAGAGTCAATACATAAATCAAAGAAAGCTGAGTTAGAATCGTTTGAATTTATAGAACCAAATACACCATCTAGGCAAGCTAAAAGGTCTTTTTGTCTTTGGTTAGCAATATATGCCCCGATCTTTTGACCGATTGCAGCCATTGGGTCAGAACCCGCTGCTAGTGCAGCTAAATCTCTTGATTCGAATGCACGACCTCTGTGTAAAATTACTCCAACTTGCTTGTCAGTTGTAATCTTACCGGGTGTTAAAGAACTTGAATCGGATAGAACCTCAAAATCTCCACTTAAGTTTGCAGAGAAAAAAGGTACATTTATTAGATCACCACCCTCAGTAGCGTTTAATTCAGCCATAGGTTGAACAACACCGCTTGCGAGGAAAGAATCCCTTTGTGTGGTCTGTTCTATAACATACGGCGTAAACACCTCGGGGATAATCATGTCACTACGAAGAGTAGCCATTGAAAATCTTTGGATAAAGTGTACGATATTGCGGGCGCAGCCCTACAGAGTCCGGCGCAGCCTTTCCCTAGTTACGATCTATAATAACCAATAAACTACAAAATCAACAACTATTTCTTTGCTTGATCTCTTAATCTATAGTACAAATCTCTATCAACTTGATACAGTCTTGTTTGTTCTGTAAGATTTCCGCCGTTTTCAAAAGGGTTTTTTTCCATACCAACAGGCAAGTTGCCTGATGTTTTTCTACCAACTGGTGCGCCAGAGCCTCTCGCGGGGTCAGATTTTTTCAACCAATCTGGTAGGCTCTCAGCCCACTTGGCTACTGGGGTTTCTTCATATCCATCAACAACAACAACTGTCCCATCTTCTCGCCTTTTTATTTGCTCGGGACTTAATTTAGTTTTTAATATCATGTCAGGGTCGTGAACAATTTCAGCTAGAGCAGAAACGGCTGGGGTTATAAGCTCTAACTCTTTTACTTTTTGTTCTAATTTTTTTATTTGTTCATCTTTTGTTGCACTTGCTTCCCTAAATTGCAAATCTCGGGCCTGTAATGCCTCAGAATACTTTCCTTTGGCCTCTAGTTCCGCTTGCTCGGCCTTTTGTTTGAACTCTAATAGTTTTTGTACATCTGTACCGTCTGGCATTGCAGAAAGCGTCTGCTCTAGCTTTTGAAATTTTTTCTTTTCGTCTAATAATTCTTTGTTTTTTGTGTCGATTGATTGAACACGATTTTCGAGAGCCTTGATTTGTGCTGTTAACTCATCGTTGTTGTTACCAGTTGGCGCAGCCTCTTGGTTAATTTCTTCTGACATAAACCCGCAGGGTAAATTTGTTCACATACTAGCTTACCATTTCACTTTGTCAGCCCAATAAGTAGCACTTGTCTTACCTTTAGCTATATTCTTTGCGTGTCTTGCCTTAAAACTTTTGCGTTTTGCCTTATCTGCTGCGCTTTCTCCTTTTCTAGGTGGTTTTGTTGCCGCACCTTGCATACCAAATCTTATTAGCCGTTCTTTTCCTTCATCATTTATGACAACAGCGTGAGATTTGCCGCTTTTGTGACCCGGCGTACGAATTGGTTTATTAACCCCTTGAAAAGTATGGCCACCTTTCTGTATTGGCATTACTTCTTCTTTTTAGGTGCTGATTTTAATTGTGATCTTTTCTTTAATACTGCATTTCCTGTAGATTCAGACACTAAACGTATTACAGGGTCGCTATCTGTTCCAACCCTTGTGATAGTGCCGCCTGATGGTCCTTTGATAGACGCTCTTTTACCAGCTACGCCAGTTACTTTACCAAAAGTTCTTGTACCTTGATAAACCCAGCTAACCCTACTACCTTTCCGCATGATTTTTTAGTTGTGTAATTAATCTGGTTTTTGTTAGACGTTTATCTAACTCAAGTCCTATTGTACGACCATATTCTTCTAATTCAGCTTTTGACATTAAATCGAAATCAGGTTTTTTTGGCATCGGACAATTAACTGGTTCTGATTTGCCTGTATTAAATTGGTACATTATTTTTTACCCCCTTTTTTCTTTTTCTTTTTTTTCTTACCACCCATTTTGTACATTGAAGCTGGCATTACGTAACTCCGGTTTTTTCTATTATACCTAATTCTTTGTCATCAGCTTTAACATCTTTCGCACCCTCCAAAATTTCAATGTTTTCTTGATCGAAAATATCAACCAAAAACAAATACAAGTCTAAAGGCCTAATGTAATCTAAACTCAACAAATGACCAACAGAATCATAAGCCCTTGGGCCAGAAAATAAAATTTCATCAACAATACTTTCGGCTCCGGATATTAACGCCGGTCCCGGGTACGTTTCAAGTTTTATTACTGCTGTTTCATCAAACAGCGTGACGAGAAATCGAACAGGCATTAGTATTTAGTTCTTGTCAATGACATCATCATATAGAAGTGGTCGGGGTCAGCCTGATATAAACGAAACATTGCAGCCTCGTCAATAAAATGTTCTGCTCCCATACTAATAACCTCTGTTGCTTCATCGTATGTGTCCCCTAATTTAAAACCAGTTGGGGCAGCTGTTTCGTTGAATCTTGTTACTTGCCTTCTGTATGGCCTTCCAACATAAGGGTGTATAAAACTGTCTGTTAATACTTTTTCTCTTTGGTTATATCCGCCAGTTATAGTACCTTTCAATTTTTTGGGGCTGACCAGCTTCATATCTTTTACACGATTATTACGAAATGCTACAGCCATTGATAAATTTTTCTCGTCCATTCCCTCCATCGAATGTGCCATTTCATGAAAAATTGTACCTTTGCCATAATTACCGTCAAATTTGTCAACGCCTGAAATATTTACATTGACCATACTGAAATTACCTTCCGGCTGGTTATAAGCCCTTGCTGTTGAAACTTTTATTCTGTTGACTTGCTGAGGCACACCCGGCATTGCTCGTCCAAGTTTATTTTTACCACCGCCAGTTATACCGGCTCCGTTAAACATCAGCCCATATTCTTCAAGGTTTCTTTTGACGCCACCATAAAGAACATCATCTTCTTTAATGCCAATAACACGCCAATCATCAATTCTTTGCCTGATTTGAGTTCTTGTAACTGTTGAGGTTTTCATAGCTTCCTCCCTCAAATCTCTCATTATCAATTTACCTTTTTTCTCTGTCTTGATTACATTATCTTTTGCTTTTGCTATAGCAGTTTTTATTTTTTCGTCACGTTTTTGTATTGCTGGAATCCCTGCAAAATCTCCTTTTTTGACTGCTTTATTGAAATCTTTTACTATCTCATTTTTTTCTAATAGCAAATCATCATAACGTCTTAATTGTGTTTTGTAAGTAACCCGGTATTGGTCTAGTGGTGTTAGTCGTTTTCCTACAATGTCTTTCCCCCGGCTGATTGCAGTAGTTGGCGATGAAGTAGGACTGTAAAACTCTAGGGCTGCTTTTCTAGGAACTACTTGTTTTATTGGTGCTACTACACCCTTTTCTAAAATTGATTCTGGCTTACCATATCGTTTCTGTAATTCTCGCAAAGATACGCGGCTACCATCTGCCCTGACAAATTTTGATAAAGCCTGTCTTGGGTCTTTTGTATTTTGTACCAACCTGTCGAAATACTTGAAAGCACCTTCATATTTGTTTGTACCCGGGACAATACCTCCTCCTAAAATTTTGGCTTTGACATTATCATTCTGCAAATACAGCCATCGCCCATAATCCATTTTCTCCGGTACTGGTCCACCCGCTGAGGCCCTTTGTCTCCCTGTAGGTGGCGGGTCAAAAGGTAAGTTGTCATAATCTATTTCTGGAACTATGGTCGAACGACAATTAAAGTGCTGTGGTGGCATTGGTCCTTGCTCATATTCAAAAACTCGGCCATCTAAAGCGCCGCAAACAGCCGTTGTCCTACTGTCGAGGGTAGAAGTATATCTATATTTTTTAGTTAAATCACTATTTGCACGATAAACAGAAAGTGCGGCATTATTAGAAACTTGGTTAATACTGGTACGAACTAAGGTCCTAATTTGGTTTATTGGTGGGGTCGTCATAATCCCACCTTTTTGTGACATTTGCAAAATATTAGCCGTGTCCCCTTCTTTACTATTTCCCAGCAAACGCCGTGTAATCTGTGGCGTTGTTTCTCCTGTTAATAATCCATCTTGTACAGAACGCCTAAATAGTTGAACGGAATCATCAGCAATTTTATCAAAGGCTTGCTGTACTATATTTCCGTTTGGTAATGTCATAATCGCACCAAGATTATCTGACAACGTAGGCTCTCCAAGAAATGCTGCTAACTGTTTACCAACTGCCCGGGAACGTATTTTTGTAGGGTCGACACTTACAACAGACTCAGCAAACTTTGGCGATATTTCAATTCCATTAACTTGTATGTTTTGTCTCATACCTTTTGGTATTACTTTGGTTAATTGATTTTCTATAAATCCTGCCTGTACCCCAGCCAACCCTTGCAACTCCCTTGTGACATTTGTATTAGCAAATTTTTTCCAACTACCTAAACTTTTTTGTAACTGGGCTACGATAGAACGTAATCTAGCCGCCCGGTAACTATCGCCCAAACCTCGGCGGTCTAACTCTGCTAGTTGCGTAACTGATTGAACACAAATATCTACAAACCTTTTTGAAACATCAGTAGAGACTTTATTTCCAAATCTATTAAGGTCAATAGCATTTCTATATATGGCATCAGGCAAGGCCATTGTTTACGCCGCCTCTGGTTCGTCCTCTTGGTCCTCTGGCTCCTCTTCGTCCTCTGGTTCTGGTGGGGCCATTTCCATTAAGCCACCAGTTTGTGTGGCCTCAATCTCTTCTTCAACGTCAAACTCGTCTCCTAATACCTCTCCTTGTGTGAGTTGATCTAATAATGTTTTTTGTGTAATCGTACCAGCAGTATAAAGCTGTAATAATGATTGTATTTCTTGTGGCTCTAGTCTTGTGCTTAAGAAATCACGATTAACAAAACTGCTACCAACTTCTGATGTGTTTAAATATTGAGCGTGAAAAGTCAAACAGTTGTCGATTAGGTCTTGCATTTGTTGGGCAACTACCATCATTGTGCTATCCCCTTGGCTTCTATCAATTCTTTTGGCCTCTGCTGTTTCTGCGCTTAATTTTTGTCCAAGTACCGCTGCTAACCCAAGTTCATTAATTTGCTGCGCAAGTTGATCTAACCTTTGAAATTGTGAATTGAAAGACCTTCCAGTTGGTTCAATGTACTCGGCTCTACCGTCTGCTGGAAATGCAATAGCCTCCCCGGGTCCCGCGCTTACTTCTTCAGAACTTTGCGGAAAACCAAAGAAACCTAATAATGGTACAGCAGAAATGTGTAGTTGGTTATCGAGATCACTTTGTACTTGATATGCCTTGATATTTAACTCTGCAATATCTTCAAGCGGTGGCCTTGATTCCATAAGACTTACACGGTTTGAATATGCAACTGCAAATGGTATTTCAGTTGTCGTTGTATTGCCTTCATCAAAAACTTTATACCTACCGTCATCATTCTTTCTATGTATCTCGTAACGTCCCGGATATAACACCCTGACTTGTTCAACTAACTTTTCGCCATACTCGCCCTCAGCCTCATAAACTTTTTCCATGAGCCTAAGTTGCGTAAATGTAGTTTTACCATTAATTAATTCGGTACGATACCCTAAAATTTCTCTTGGTGTGTAAGCCACCCAATATGGTCTGCCATTGCCTTCAGCCGGTGTATCTACCAGCACTCCAACGTGACCGTAACGAATCATTTTCCTAGCAGTTTCGTAGGTCCAAATATTTAAATCATTTCCTTGTAAATCGACATCAAACAGTTGCTCCCTTATTGTGTCGTTTATATCTTGTAATTTTACAGGTTTTCTTGTGAGCATTCCCGCAAGCATACGCTCTAGCCTTTGAAAATATGGCGGGCAAGTACTTCTTGCTAATCTGTTTTCGTATGAATCGTCTTGCTCTCGTGGTTCTTGCGGCAAATATCGCCTATGTTTCATTCTTATGGAATATGTACCCCCTGCCAAATCTTCAATAAGTAGCCAATGTGGTTCTTGATTAAACCAAGTTGAACTGGGGTCGTTAACATCAGTCGTTACCCCAGTATTTCCTCTGCTGTATTGTCTACCATATCCGCTATACACAATAAGTCTCCCTTGGTTTAATTACATAGTAGTGCATTAATACAATCGAACACCAGTACCACGCCCAGAACGTGCAAAGAGTGGGTTAAATTCACGCCATACCAGATAACCTAATGAGTCGTTCAAATGGTCATACCCGGCCTCTTTGTCCGGCTCTCCTTTTTCAGTATATGATTGCAACTCTAAACATTCAATCATACGTTTGCAACTGGCATTGATTTGTAAACGTACTTGCCCTTTTCCGTTACATAACAAACCCTGTACGGCAGAGACTCTGTCGCGTATTGGTGGATTGCTTTTTGCTGAAAGATTTGTGAAACCGTATGTTTCAAGTATCTGTATGTCTGTTTTGCTTGCATTAGTGGAACGATTTCCTCCGCTGGCATCTGGATATACATAAATTCTATGTGTAGGGTATCTACGTTTGATTTCTTGGGCAAGTGTATCTGTATCGTGTGCCGATACAATCTCATCAATTATTAACAATTCCTCATCTAATTTAACTCCTATTACAGCGCTCATATTTCCGATATTAAAATCTACCCCAATTCTTAATGGTTCCCGGGAAACATCAGGCATTGTAGGAATTACATTATCAGCCCTAACAAAACGATCATAAACCTGACCTGTTGTGAGATTGGTAAACTCTCCGTTGAGATAGGCTTGCAACATACTCGAATCATAGTTTGCTTGCATTCGCTCAATGAAATCATTGGGCAAATGTGGATTATCTTGCGTTCTCATTTTTATTAGTTTTCTGTCCTCTCTTTCCTTGGCTTGATCTGACCCGAAAGTATTCCACATCCACCTAAAACCTTCTGGCGTACTTGCAGCGCAAAATTGTCTCACATTACCAGCCCTTAGCCTTCCAAGTATTTTAGGAAAAGCTCTATCACAAACACTTGGTGCTACTGTGTCAATTTCATCGGCTAACACAAAGGCCAAATTTAAACCAATTATTCTAGACCAGTTTTCAAAACTTCTGCATAATATTTTTGTATCGCCTCCGGGTAGATGCAAAATATATTCTGGTAGTGGACTAGCACGAAATGTATAAGGTATTTCATAATGCTCCAAAAATTGCTCAAAGTCTGTTTGCCATATATCACGAATTAATGGGCCAGTTGGCTCCATAACAGCCCCAGTAAAACCTACGTTAAGTGCAGCAAGTTTCACACAAGCCGCACAAAGCGCCCTAGTTTTACCAGCACCATAACCAGCAGAAAGTCCTAAAATTTCTGTTGTATTATCATCAAAAAAAGCCCTTTGTGGCTCGTGTAAATCGTTTCTAATTCTTTCTAACAAAATATCAATATCAACAGAAATACCAGAACTACCCGGGCGATCTAATACTGAACCCTCCCTAGAAAGTATGCTCATGTTGATACTTGTGCAATCTTAGCCATTGCATTTATACACCCTAAAGCAACGTGTAATTGTCCATTATTTCTAGCCTCTTTTTGTAGTGTTGAAAGCTGGCTTAACATATCCGCGGTAAACTGCCTTCTGTCGATGTCAAAATCTTTCTTGAGAACTATACGAGCATCTTGGATATACTGTTCTGTTTGTCTGAGCTTAACCCCCCACTCAGCCGCGGTATATTTTATAATTTCTGACCGCGTTACACCACGAGCTAATAATCCAGCAATTCTGTAAATTCTATAATCTTTTTCTGACTGAGTCGCTTTCTTTTTTGCCACTAGGTTTTTAATTTGTTAAAAGAATCGAGGGCGTACCAAACATGAGAATTACGGTAGCCACCTTGATATGTTGGGATAATGGGCGTAACTCCGTGACGATTACGCCAAGCCGGGTAAACCAATAATGAATTGTCAGTTTGGTCAAAAGTAGCGTTGTAATCAGGTACATGAAGATTTCCTCCTCTACTGTTACGCCTTTTTGTAATTATCATATTTATAGCACCTTTTACGTTGGCGTGGTCTTGATGAACCGGTGCGGAAATATTGCAGTTAGAAATAGTTGAAGAAAAATTATTAGCAAAACGCCATTTCTCAGGAATCCTGTCACGTATTTTTAAAAGGTGTGCATCAGCTACAGTTGGAATAAATTTTTTAACTAACTCAAAAGATTTTATACCTGCTGCATACATTGCCTTAGCAAATATATTGGCACTTTTTACAGAATGAACAGATGATCTAGTAGCGTATGGCCTTCTCATGTGTGGTTTGGGCGGGCAAGACCCGCAAATTGTTGAATATTGCAATACTTCAGCTTTTTTATTGTGTAATCCGCTCGACCTTTTCATATCGGATTTAGGTACTCTTTTTGTCTGTATCTCCCGGTCTGCAATGTTAACCAAGTTTTGCAAATCATCAGGCAAAGTTTTTATAAATAAACCTACTGGGGTTCCATCAGGGTCGATCAAAATACAATCATCAAAGACGTTAGGCTCAAAACCTCCTACAGAATCGCCAATCTTAAGGGGCGATGTAACAGGTTTCAGGATTAGTTCAGGTAGTTTCATAATGCAAAACAATAAACCATAGAGTTTTTAGGAAACCAAGTAGCACCCCAAAATGTAACGTCCCTTTCAACATAGTGCAGAGACTTATATTCTGCTTCTACCCGGTAATCTGCTTTTTGTTTGTCGATCACATTCCAAAGTTTTGGTATGTATGGGTCATAATCAAAACTCCATTCATAAACAAGTTTCTTAAAAGTTGCCATACTGTGAGTCAGGATAGGGATTTCTGCACCCTCTATGTCCATTTTACAGTTGTCGGCTAGGTTAGCTTGCGTATCAAAATTTATACAAGGTACTTTTATACCTTTTTTTCTAATGCCTTTGTGCATTATCGAGTTACGCCAAACCCCGCCGTTAGGCCCGATTGTTAAAATTGTAGACTTTCTTTCATCATGGACTAGGGCCGCTTGTTTTACTTCAACTGCATTTTTAAAACCGTTTAATTTAAGGTTTTTTTGTATCATTTCGCAGTTAAAGGGGTCAGGCTCATAACAAACAGTTGACGCACCTTTAGAGGCTGCCAATAGTGAAAAAGCACCTACATTGCCGCCACAATCTAACCACGATTCATTGGCTTTGATATTCATGCCTTTTTTCTGGTAACAATCTTGCTTAATTACTTCTATGAAAGTTTTGGCATCAGAAAAACCCTCACGGTAAAAAAAATTAATACCGTTTATTTCTCCTTTTGAAAGTTTCATTTTATAAGTTGTTCTAAAACCCTAACTAGCTCTTCGCCTACATAGATTCCTTTTTTCCTTGCGTCTGCAACTATAGTTTTGGCGTGTTCATAATCTTCCGGTCTAAACTCTATCTGAATTGCTTTGTAGACGTTATTTGCTAATGCGTCAGTTGGGTCCTCGAAATCGTCCAAGGAACCATAGTCAGGTTCATCTGCAAAGGTTGGTATATCGTCCCCCCAACCGAGAACTGAAAGGTCAAATCCAGAATCAGATAATGTTTCTAATTCTTTTTTCAATAGGTCATCGTCCCAAGATGAATTTAGAGCTAGTTGGTTATCAGCAATAATGTAGGCTTTGCGTTGCTCTTCTGATAGATGAGACAGCGTAATTGTTGGAACTGAATCCATTCCAATTTTTTTTGCTGCTGTAATTCTTCCGTGACCCGCAATAACATTACCGGTATCGTCTATAAGAACTGGATTTGTGAAGCCAAACTCTCTCAATGAATTAACTAATCTTTCAATCTGAATGTCATTATGTACCCGGGGATTATTTTTGTACAAAGTTAAATCAATAATTCTAGATTGCTTGATATGTTCGGGGGCAACTATTGGATAGCTAGTTGTTGAGGTCATAAGTCGAGGTGTAACTGATTCGAGTTTAGCTTTTTTTTGTGCGTGTAAAACTCTTGAGGTCTTGGCTGTAACCAAACACGCATACCATCAACAATTCTGTAATTACATTTTTGTAATGGGTCATATACGAGATAGTCTTTAGATAGTCGGTAAGATAGTCCTTGCATTTTTCAACTGTTCTTTTACTTTTTGCATTTCTACTGGTAGTGTTGCTTTATTACTTTTTAGGTTTTTCTGAATTAGTTTATTCATGAGTGTGGCAGTATCATTCCAGCCCTTTTTTCTTATATTATGTAGCTCTCTAATTATATTTTTATCAACATCAATTCCAACATTATTTTTAATATCCCCCTCACCATTTCTGTAACCGTGAGATTCAATTTGTGCGTCATCATTATATTTTGGATAAACTGCTTCGCAATAACAAATGATAGCCAAATCACAGCCGCTAAAACGCTTTCCAGTTTCTGTTTTATCATAATCTGGCAAATAATTATTAATTAAACCGTCAGAATTATGAACAATTCCTGTATCATTGCAAGCATGACAGTTGTAATTTGGCGCTCTGAATGTAATATCGCGATCAATCGCGGCTCTTTTATATGGTTTCATGGGGTGTTAGAAAGGTTGATTGCTGGCTTTATTTTTTAGCCAAGGTTTTAATCTTGACTGATTTTCTGGTTTTCGCAACTCTAAAAATTGTTCATATTGACCATTTTTAATCCAACGGAAACAGTCGGGCCACATTGGTACAAATTTATCTTCACGTATTAGTTTTACCCTCAGTTTTGAATCAGCCTCTAGACATTCTTCAAGTTTTTCTTGCGTAGGTTTATCAAGTAGTTCCCATTCACGAAAGGCTGGTTTTTTCGATTGTGAAATACACTTGTTGTTTTGAGATTGGTATTTTTTCCAAAAAGATTCAAATTTTTCAGAATAACCCTTTTTCTTTTTAGTTAGTTGTTTTAGTTTAACTTGTTTTACTTCGGGTGTATGTGGTACACCGGGGGGGTGTATGTCAGCTACCGGGGGTGGTGTATCTGGTACACTAGTCGTTGAGATAGACCCCGGTTGCATACTAGGTTTTCTTGGAGAGGGTACATTGCATTCGTGCCAAACCGTTACCCGGTAGGCATTAGTTTTTTGACCGTGTTCATCGGTCCTCGAAACTTTTTGAAGCCAACCCAAAGAGCAAAGTTGTTCAACAGTATGAATTACCTTAGAACGGCACATACCAGCATCTTGCGCGATTGTGCTATAACTGGGCCATATATTCGGATAGTAGCTTTGCAGCACCCAAAGTACCGCTAATTGGTGTGGGTCAATTCTTCCCTTTAAAGCAGTAGGCAAAGATACGAAAGGAGTATTTTCTGGAATAAAACTCATTTTTTATGAAATATGTAATTACTGTTGAAGGAATTGACGCTGCTCCACAAGGAAGTAAATCATATATCGGCAAAAATAAACTGGGCAGAGGTATGATGATTGAATCGTGTAAGAGGGTAAAGCCATTTAGGAATGCAGTTAGGGGTGAAGCAAAAAAAGTAGTTAGTAAAATAATTAAAGAACCAGTACACATAGAAGTAGAGTTTTGGTTCAAGAGGCCTAAATCTCATTTCGATTCAAAGGGCAAAGTATTACCATCGGAACCTAAATATCCAACGAAAATGAATATAGGAGATATTGACAAATTATGTCGCAGCACTTTAGATGCTTTAACATTATCTGCGATTGCTGACGATTCGCAAGTGGTAAGTTTGCAAGCCCGAAAATATTACTGTGA